ATGTTATGGGATAGTCCCGGATATTTAAGATACATATGTGCATCATTCCATAACAATATATTACGTGTGAAACCTCTCATACATATTCCTAGTGAGGGTTTACTAATATGAACAGTTTTACCATAGTTTAACGCTTTCATACACCCTCCTAGTTAATATACATATTTCTACCATCGTAAACACTTACATAGTCACGCTCTTTTTCTGTTGCTCCTGTTATAATTCCGTTATTAATATCAAGTCTAATATTACCCGCTTTACATGCTCCAAATAATACCCATAACGGAACCCTATTAAATACCATTAATGCGCTTTCATCATATGTAGTCATTGCTTGCATTGTTCTTATCCTCCTATATTAAAATGTAAACCCGGTAAAACAAGGTCTAGTTCCTTTTATAAATCTTTCAGAGTTACAATCTGTAAATCTAATACATGAATATGTCTTACTGCTTCTATCATATTCACCTCTAATCCACACTTGATGCGGCATTGGTTCCGCATCATTAACCAGTGTAAAGTATTCACCTTTTTTCAATTCCTTAATTGTCGTTGTCATTGTTAACTCTCCTTTAAATGTATAATTTGATATAATTTACTATCTAACAACATTTTACCACATTATCTATTGACTGTCAATAACTTATATGGTAATATTATGTCGATAGGAGGTGAAAACAAATGAAAAAGACCGTCACAATATCAATATCAGTGCCGATTAATGTTGATAACGAATTACAGTTAATCGCAACAGAAACCAACGTTTCCAAATCGGCAGTGGCAACCGCTATTTTATCACTAGCATTAAAATGGTATAAGGTAAAGGAGGTTTTAAAGCATGGCATATAAGGGCGGCGCGCGTGAGAAAGCATCATTATTATATGAGAAAGAGTTATACACTCCACAAGGTTCAAAGAACCTCACAGACAAGCAATTAAGAAAAGAGTATTCCCGCTTGCGTTCCATTGCTAGAAAGCGTCTGGAACGATTTGAGGGAACAGAATGGACAGATACACAGATTTACAGACTTAACGCCGGAGTGTATAAACCATTAAAGGAAATGACTTCCGAACGCGAATTAAGACACTTATTTTCAGATGTTGCGCGCTTTGTAAATGCGGAAGTAAGTAGCGTTTCAACACTTGAAAAACAGCGCGAAAAAGGCGTACAAACATTAAACGAACGCGGTTATGATTTTGTTACAAAAGACAATTACAGACAGTTTGCGGAATTTATGGAGTATGCCCGCGTTTCTAACCTTAACAAAATGTATGATAGTAAACGAGTAGCGGAATTTTACGAAGCAACAGAAAAGAAAGACATGTCAAACGAAGAGTTAAGAAAAGCGTTTAGGTCATGGGGCAGAAAACAAAAGAAGCTAAAGAAAATCCAGAATATCAATCCTAGAAATTCAAGCCAATATAGAAAAGAGGTTGACACTTAATGAGCGTAACAATTGCACCAGAACAATTTAACTTTGAATGGTTAAAAAATATTAAGGTGCAAACCCGCTCTGTTGGCAATCCGGGAACCAAAAAGAAAGTTCACTACAAGAACATTATAACCGCTTTTGATATTGAAACAACACGAATAAAAGTAATAGAACAATCCGTCATGTATATGTGGCAATGGCAGTTTGGAAAAGAGTATACAGTTATCGGAAGAACATGGGAACAGTTTAAAACATTTTGTAGCGGCATAACAAACGCATTGAAAGACGGCGAACTTCTTTGTACATTCGTTCATAATCTTTCCTATGAATTTCAATTTCTACGCGGAATATATGAATTTCAGAAAGAGGAAGTTTTTGCACTGGATAGCCGCAAGGTTTTAAAATGTTCACTATTTGACCGTATTGAAATGCGTTGTAGTTACATTCATAGTAACATGAGTTTGTATGAATACACTCATAAAATGGGTGCTGAACATGCTAAACTTTGCGGCGAAGAATTTGATTATTCAATACAACGTTTTTCATGGACTGAACTGTTAGAACGCGAACTAGAATATGCAACCAACGATGTTCTAGGACTTGTAGAAGCAATTGAAATTGAAATGCAACATGACAATGACACACTTTATTCATTCCCATTAACTTCAACAGGATATGTGCGGCGTGACGCTAAAGAAGCAATGCGCGAAGTATCACACACATTTGTTTCAAACCAGTTGCCGGATTATCGTACATATTTAATGTGTAGAGAAGCGTTCAGAGGTGGAAACACACACGCAAACCGCTATTATGCGGGAATTGTATTACATGATGTTAAAAGCGCGGATAGGGTTAGTAGTTATCCAGATGTATTATGCAATTGTCAATTTCCTGTTTCTTCTTTTTATCATGCGGGAGGTGTGTCATATGATGAACTTCTCAACTTAATAAACGTTAGGAAGAAAGCTGTCATAATGCGCGTGACAATGACTAATGTTAGATTAAGGGATGAATATTGGGGCAGTCCGTATTTATCCCGAGACAAGTGCCGGAACATTCACGAAGCGTTATATGATAACGGACGAATTTTAAAAGCGGATTATCTTGAAACAACCATTACTGATATTGATTTTAAAATAATATTATCAGAGTATGATTTTGACGATTTTGTGGCGTTTGATGTTTCACATGCTAGATATGGTAATCTCCCAAAACCTTTAATTGATATTATTATAAAATATTATGAGGGTAAAACTTCTTTAAAGGGGATGATAGATGAAGCACTTGCCTATATGAAGTCAAAAGCAAAAATCAACGCAATATATGGAATGATGGCACAAGACCCAATAAAACAGACTATTGATTTTATTAACAATGAATTTATTAAACATGAGGACAACCCGGAAGAGTTACTAATTGCAAGCAATAAAAAAGCATTCCTATGTTATCAATGGGGAGTTTGGACAACCGCATGGGCGCGTTATCGCCTTGAAGAGGGTATTCGCCTTGCGGGTGATGGTTTTGTTTATTCTGACACAGACAGCGTAAAATATACAGGCGAAATTGATTGGAGCAAATACAACAACGAACGCATAAAAGAAAGCAAGAAAAGCGGAGCATTTGCGGCAGACATAACAGGATATATTCATTACATGGGAGTATATGAGATTGAAACAGAGGGTAATGGATATTATGAGTTTGCAACTTTAGGTGCTAAAAAGTATTGTTATAGAGAAACACCAGAAAGCGAACTACATATAACAATAGCGGGAGTAACAAAGAAAGCCGGAGGAAAAGAACTAGACCGCGCCGGAGGGATTGAAGCATTCGCGCCAGGGTTTATATTCAGCGAAGCCGGAGGAACAGAAGCGGTATATAATGACAATCCAGAAACGACAACATACACCATAGACGGACACGAAATTTCGATAACTTCCAACGTAGTTCTACGAGAAAGTACATATACTTTAGGCGTTACGGCAGAATATGAAAAATTATTACAAATTTCTCACAAAGGTATTGACATATAATAGTATATTATGGTAATATTATTACAGACACCAGATTGGTGTACTACACAAACAGAAAAAGGAGAAACAACATGAAGATTATCAAAACCAGTAAAGACTTGACAGCAAAGGACAAATATTTTTTAACCATGGCACCATCCGTTCAGAAGATGAAAGACCAGATTTCCCAACGCATTGAGATTTCAAAATGGTGTGTATATGAGGACTTAAACAGCAAAGGAGAGGAACAGACCATTCTTTCTATCGCAACCCCAGAGAATGAGATTTTTGCAACAAACAGTTCAACATTTATGTCAGATTTTGAACGCATGGTTGATGTTTTTGCAGAGGACGCAATCGAAGTAACCGCAATCGAAGTTATTAGCGGAACCAGTAAAGCCGGACGCGAATTTATCACTTGCGTTTATGCGGGTTAGGAGGGAGCGCACATGAGAAACATTAAGAAAGTCTTAAAGACCAAAACGGTTGAACGCTTGATGTATGATTATGACAAGAAAGAGGAAATTACCGTAACGCTCACATATTCGGAAGTTGAAACAGCACCAGACAAGCCGGAAAATTGTGTAATAATCAAAGAAACGGTTATCGAAGAAAAAAAAGTAACTTATAGCATGTCACCCGCAACATACGTGAAGCATGCAACAGTAGAATAATTAACAATGGGCGGCGGTGGATAATATTCACACGCCGCCCATTTTGGAGGATGCCACATGAAAATATATCAAGATAGCGGTTATATAGATATTCGTAAAATACTATCTTTAGGACTTCCATTTAATTTTATTGTTGGAGGGCGTGCGACAGGAAAAACATATACAAGCCTTGAAACTGTTATAGAGGATGAAATAAAGTTTATATACATGCGTAGAACACAGTCACAGGCAGACTTAATAAACAAACCAGAGTTCTCGCCATTCAAATCATTAAACCGGGATTTTGGTTGGAAAATAGGAACAGACAGTATATCAAAGTATAACGCGGGATTTTATCAACAGATAGAACAGGATGATAGATTAATATGTTCCGGCGCGCCATTGGGATTTACTGCCGCGCTTTCTACATTATCAAATATGAGAGGTTTTGACGCGTCAGACGTTGAATTATTTATCTATGACGAGTTTATCCCGGAAAAGCATGAAAGACCAATAAAAAATGAGGGTTCGGCATACTTGAACGCATATGAAACAATAAACAGAAATAGAGAGTTGACAGGTAAAAAACCTTTACAGTCTCTTTGCCTTGCAAATGCAAACGATTTAGCAAATCCAATTTTCATGGAATTAAGACTTGTTAGAAAAGCGGAACAGATGCGAAGAAAGAAACAAGAAGTATACATAGACCGGGAACATGGAATAGGATTATTTATTCTTGACAAATCCCCAATATCACAGCAAAAGAAAACAACCGCATTATATCGTTTAACAGGCGGTTCAAACTTTGAAAGAATGAGTTTGGACAATGACTTTTCTGGGGATGAAATAGGGCGCATTTCTTCAAGACCAATCGCGGAATATAAACCAATCGTTTCCGTTGGAGAAATAACAATCTATGAGCATAAATCTAATCGAACATATTATATTAGCACCCATTTGACAGGCTCACCGCCCACATTCGGAACAGGAGAAGCAGAGCGCGCAAGGTTTATTCGACAGTATAAATGGATATGGGATGAATATATGGAGAATAATATAGAATTTGAGGAATATTTATGTGAAATATTGTTGACAAAGGTATTTACTTGACATATAATGTCATTAGGCGGTTAAGGTCAATTGCATGCCCGGAAGGCAGACCACACCCATGCAAGGGGTATGAATAACCGCCTATTATAATATCCGGGAGTTGGGAGAGTTTATTATGGATTGGGCGCAAATGATAAGCACGTTCGGTTTTCCTGTTGTAGCATGTATAGCAATGGGATGGTATGTAAAATACATAACTGACGAGAACAACAAGAGAATGGACACACTTAACACACAACACGCGGCAGAAATGAAAGATGTTACAACCGCTATTAATAACAACACAATTGCACTAACAAAACTTGCCGATAAGATGGAGAGGGAGGTGTAAAAGTGAAAATAGGAAAAGCCGGAATTGAATTAATTAAATCATTTGAGGGGTTAGTATTATATGCTTATCAATGCCCCGCTAAAGTCTGGACTATCGGTTACGGACACACTGGAACAGTCAACGGAAAGAAGATTGTAAAAGGAATGAAGATAACGAAAGAACAGGCAGAAGAATTGCTTCTACAAGATATAGTAAAATTTGAAAAGAAAGTGTCCAGATATGATAAAAAATATAAGTGGACACAAAATGAGTTTGACGCGCTTATAAGTTTTGCTTTTAATATCGGTTCGATAGACCAGTTAACAGCACTAGGAACAAGAAGCAAAACAACGATTGCATGTAAGATTTTATTATATAACAAATCCGCAGGAAAAGTTTTAACCGGGTTGACGCGTAGGAGAGAAATTGAAAGACTATTGTTTTTAAAATAAGGAGGAGAAACCATGAACGCAAACGACATTTTAACATTAGCAAACGCCGGATTTAATGCAACACAGATTGCCGCACTTATTCAAGCAACATCAACCGCACCAGTAGCACCAGTAGCACCAGTAGCACCAGTAGCACCAGTAGCACCAGTAGCACCAGTAGCACCAGTAGCACCAGTAGCACCAGTAGCACCAGTAGCACCAGTGGCACCAGTAGACCCAATTATGGCACAGCTTGAAAAGCTAACAGGAGCATTGCAAGCGAACGCGCTATTAAACACCAACATGCCCGCACAGCAGACGGCAGATGATGTATTAGCATCTATCATTAACCCGCCCGCACAGGGCAAGAAATAAGGAGGATTAGACAATGGCAGTAAACGATTTATCATTTAATCAGTTATCAACAGTTCTTAACAGCATTGTAAGTCAAGCAACCGGGAAAGCGGCATTGACTGCAACCAATACTGGCGAATTTACCAGTGTAGCACGAACAGCATTAAAGACAGGATACGACCCGCTTTTAGGTGCAATCAGTCAAGTGTTATCAAAGACAATCTTTAGCATTCGCCCATATGCCCGCAAGTTTGGCGGCATTGAAGTGTCAAACCAACAGTTCGGAAACATTACAAGAAAGTTGAGTATTGCAGATAAAGATTTTGAAGATGATGCAAGACTTCCATTAACAGATGGCGCGGCGGTGGATATGTTCAAGGTTAACAAACCTAACATTCTGCAAACTAATTATTATGGCGCGAATATGTTTGAGAAGTCATTGACAATTTTCCGCGACCAGTTAGACAGCGCGTTCAGTTCCCCGGACGAGTTCGGTTCATTCGTTTCCATGACAATGCAGAACGCTACCGATTTACTTGAACAGGCTAGAGAAAATCTAGCACGCGCAACAATCGCGAATTTCATGGGCGGCAAGATTATTGGAGATACTGGCAATGTTATTCATTTGTTAACAGAATATAACGCGTTAACAGGCTTGACATTAACAGCAACAACCGTTTATCTTCCGGCGAACTTCAAACCGTTTATGCAATGGGTATATTCCAGAATTGCCGTATTATCCGCAATCATGACAGAGCGTTCAAAGAAATTTCATGTTAATGTTACCAATTTTGGCGGCACTTATGACAGTGAAACAGGACTTTCAAGCGGCGGCACTGATAAATCAGTTATGCGTCACACTCCAATGTCAAATCAAAAAGTGTATTTATATGCACCCGCTAGATTTCAGACAGAAGCAATGGTTCTTGCTGACACATACCATGATAATTTCATCAAGTATGCAGACAATGAAACGGTCAATTTCTGGCAATCAATTGAAACGCCGGATACTATCAATGTAAAGCCTACATACATGGTTGCAACCGGGGAACTTGTAACACCCGCAAGCGCAACAAGTACAGACGCAATTTTTGGAGTTATCTTTGATGAAAGCGCGTTAGGTTATACTCTTGTTAACCAGTGGAGCGCGCCCACTCCATTCAATGCAAAGGGCGGCTATTCCAACATATTCTGGCATGAAACCGCTAGATACTGGAATGACTTTACAGAAAACGGCGTTGTATTATTACTTGATTGATAAGACAATACCCACTGTGAACACTGTTTTACAGTGGGTATTTTTTGAAAGAGGTGTAAACAATGGGTTTTACAGTTAATTTATATACGTTCTCTAAAAAAGTAAATTCAACCGCAAGACCAGTAACCGCGGCGGCAAGCTATTCATGTGTAATAAAAGAACCTTGCGGAATTTTCAATCCTACTATAAGTTTGAATTTAGGATTAACAAACAGTCCGCGCGAATATAATTATGCTTTTATTCCAACATTTGACCGCTATTATTTTGTTAGGGAATGGACATTTCAAGGCGGGTTATGGCATGCTAATTTAGAAATTGACGCTTTAGCATCATGGAAAATCACTTTAGGAGCGTCAACATGTTATGTTTTAAGAAGTTCACAAAGCTATGATTTAGATATTGTAGATACAACATATCCTGGAACGAGTAAAACAACAACATTAGACCAACAGGCAACCAGTCCATGGGCAACAGACGATATGGCAAACGGAATGTTTGTTGTTGGGATTGCCGGACAGAGTACAACATATTATCTGTTTTACAAAGAAGCACTAGACCTATTTTTTGATTATTTATTTTCAGACTTATATATAAATGATTTGATAGGTGATTGGAGCATAGTTTTTCCGCAAGCAAAAGCAACGGCAAATCCAATACAGTTTATAACTTCTATTATGTGGATACCGTTCCAAACAAGCGGAACAAGTGTTAGCACAATTAGAGTGGGTTTTGTTGATGTTCCATGTGTAGCGGATAGATTGGACGGTTCTGGAATACGCGCCGGGACTCAAACTTTCACAATTAATAGACACCCACAAGCGGCAAGAGGTTCCTACTTAAACAACAGTCCATTTACAAGTTATATGTTGTTCTATCCTCCATGGGGAACAATCCCGCTAGACCCGGATATAATGGCAAATAGTGACACTTTATATATTACATGGTTGATTGATTTAAGAACAGGACAAGGAACACTAGCATTGACAGGTGGCGCGGCTCTTACTCATTACATGTCGTGGACACATACGCAAGTAGGGTTAAATTATCAAGTGTCACAAGTGTTAAATAGAGGTTTTGGAGTTGGAAACATACTTGCACCATTGATTTCAACAGGCGCGGCGGCGTTAACTGGCAACTATGCCGGAGCGGCGGCAAGCGGAATTGCGGGCGGCGCATCCGCAATAGGAAACGCGGCAATGTCTAAAATACCATCAGCAACAACGATTGGAAGTAACGGAGGAATGGACAGTTTGCGCGGAGTTCCAACACTGCAATATGAGTTTAAAGAAATAGTTGACGAAGATTTAGACCATAGAGGTAGACCTCTTTGCACCAACAGGCGAATAGACACTTTATCCGGGTATATCATGGTTAAAGATGCGGACATAAGTTTGCCGTCAACAAAACAGGAACAAGAAATAATTAGAACTTTTATGGAGGGAGGTTTTTTCTATGAGTGATGTTGTGGGTTATGGAATACCTGTTACATATGATTATATTAACGCTCAAAATGCAATCGTTTCACCGTCAACAGTTCATGTGCATGACACAGGATTAGCAAGGTTCTTTAGGCGTTATTTGTTACAAAAAGCAATGTCCGTTTTTGAGTGGAACATCCCGGAAACATGGAGCAGAGATTATTTTCTTTATGTTCTGTATTGTTGGGGATTTGTGGCGGTTCTTAATACTGATAAATACGGAGTAATACCACAAGCGTGTGGATTGCAAGGATATAATATTTTTTATCAACCGTCACATGCAGTTGTTACAAATCCATTGTTAACAGGCATGAAAACAATGCAAATTGATAAGCAATGCACATTGTTTAAATTACAACCAGACTATGGCGGCATAATGGATATTGTTAATTATTACGCTGACATGATGGCGTTATGTGCGGAAACTGCCGGAGTTAACTTGTTAAATAGCAAGTTGTCATATGTGTTTACAACCGATAATAAAGCGGGCGCAGAAAGTCTTAAAAAATTATATGATAAGATTGCAAGCGGAGAACCCGCCGTTGTTCAAGATAAAGCGTTGAAGAATGCGGACGGTTCCAACGCGTGGCAACCATTTCAGCAGAACGTTGGACAAAATTATATTGTAGGTGATATTCTAACCGACATGAGAAAAATTGAAAACATGTTCAATACTGCAATTGGTATTCCCAATGCAAACACTGACAAGAAAGAAAGACTTAATGTTGACGAAGTTAATGCAAACAACGAGGAAACACAAAGTTTGTGTGAATTATGGCTTGAACAGTTGCAGAAAGTTTGCAAGAAAACAGTTGAAATGTTTGGTATTGAAATTTCTGTTAATTGGCGTATAAAACAGAAAACTACAAAGCCGGACGAAAGCGGGGTGAAAGAATGAGTAAAGCGTTACTTTCAATTCTTACTTTGTATAATCACGACAACGGTATTTTTGACAACTTCATGTTGCCAACAGGAATTGACAAGGAAGATGTTACAAACAACTTGTTAATGGAATTAGGAGAGTTTGAGTTACTTTATTCCAATCCTGTTATGATGAAAGCGGCAATAGGTTTTTGGAGTAAGAAAGAACTTCCAGTATGGGAAAAGCTTCTAGCAACTACAAAGTTTGAATATAATCCTATTTGGAACTTTGACAGAACGGAAGAATTTCAAGATAAAGAAACTAGGAACCTTGCCGGGAGTAATAATGAAACTAGGAACCTTGCCGGGAGTGATTTAGAAACTAGGAACCTTGCCGGAAGTGATTTAGAAACTAGGAACCTTGCCGGAAGTGATTTAGAAACTAGGAACCTTGCCGGAAGTGATTTAGAAACTAGAAATACAACAGATGCGATTGTTAAGCATAGCGAAACAACAGGCACGACAACCAATAACGGAACCGATATAAACAAAGAATATGTTTCCGGGTTCAATGAAACAACACCAACATTGTCGAAACAAATTGAACAAACAATGGGCAGTGGTAATACAGTTGGAGGAAGTGTTGACGGAACAGATACGACAACAGGAACAGGAACAGTTAACAACGAAACAACTGACACTGGAACGGTTAACAAGGCATTAACGGACACTGGAACGGTTAACAAAGCATTGACGAACACTGGAACGGTTAACAAAGCATTGACGGACACTGGAACGGTTAACAAGGCATTAACGGACACTGGAACAGTTGATAATACTCATAATGCTAGACTATACGGAAACATTGGAGTAACGACAACTCAACAGATGATAGAAGCGGAAAGAAATGTTGTTAAATTTAATATAGTTAATTATATTATTGATAGCTTTAAAACAAGGTTCTGTTTACTAATATATTAAGGAGGTGTGAAGCATGGCGGGAGTATTTGAACAGTTCCCATATACTAATTTTCATGATTTGAATTTAGACTGGATTTTGCAGACAGTCAAAGAAGCGTTAAACGAAATAGGAGCAAGCGGAGAAGTTATAACAAACTTGACAAATAAAGTTAACGCGGCGGGTGATGATATTAAGGCATTGCAAGTTCTTTCAAATGAACTTAAAACAGAGTTACAAAATGTTGCGAATGGTGATTATGTTGAATTATATCTATCTAGTTTGATTTCATGGATAGACAACAACGTGCAACAACTTGTTTCTAAAATTGTCAAGTATGTGGCATTTGAAATTGATGATACTGGACATTTTATTGCATACATACCAGATACATGGAAGTTCTTAACATTTGATACTATTGTTGATACTGCAAATCCAAATTACGGACATTTAGTCCTAGAATGGTAGGAGGATAAAGATGGGATATAATAAATATATTGGTGCAAGATATGTTCCGATTTTCGCCGGAGCGTGGGACAAAACAAGGACATATGAACCGCTTATTATCGTTGAATATCAAGGTAATAGTTACACTTCAAAAACTTATGTTCCAACAAATATTGAAATAGGAAATTTAACCTATTGGGCATGTACTGGAAATTATAATGCACAAGTTGAAGCGTACAGACTTGAAGTTATTGCATATACACAGTTATATGACGAATTGTTAGTTAATGCTAAGAGATATGCAAAGGGTGACGGCATAACAGACGATACAGTAAAGATGCAAGAAGCAATTGACGCGGTTCCAAACGGCGGGACGCTATTTATTCCGGCGGGAACATACTTAATAAGTGCAGACTTGAACGTGGTTAAACCTATTAAGATTGTTGGAGAGATTGGCAAGACAATATTGAAAATCAAAAATGCTACCAGAATTAGACGCATTATATATGCCAATGCTTGCACCAGTTTAACAGTTATCGGAGTAACATTTGACACTAACATGCAGAACACGACACCATATATTCAAGCGGATTATGCAAGCGGCAGTTATAACGAAGCATTATATTGTTACAATGTATATGATACTATCGAAATAGCAAATTGTAGATTTATTAATTTATACAATGAATATGTTGTAATGTATGGTTCATCTGCTTTCACTCATATTCATGATAATATATTTAATTCGCCGGCACAAACACAGGCATTGAGATTGCATGATATTGGATTACAAACAATAGCGGACGATGGGAACGAGATTGTTATTGAAAATAACATATTTGACCATGATGCACCATCAAGTCCTAATTATGGAGTTTGTGCAGTAACAGGTGAAGGAATTATGACACCAATGTCTATTAGAAATAATAGAGTGCGATATGCCGGGAGAACAAACGTATTAAATCATAGATTGTTAGTTTTTGATTTATACGGAAATTGCAAGAATGTAACTATTGAGGGTAATATATGTGAGAAATGTCAATGGGGTTTTTGCCGCCTAGAAAGTTCTTTTAATATTATCGTAAAAAATAACAAATTTTATCAAGACAGTACAGTGGATTTAACAGATGCGGCAATATGGATTGACAGCACAGATGTATATACACAATGGACACATGATGTTAGAGTGACCGGAAATGAGTTTTACGCAACAAGTAAAGTAACTAACATGATTGCAATATGGACATTAAATTGGGATAGACTTAATTCCAATGTTGAAGTTGATGATAACTCATTCTATGGCTATATCAATCAAGTGTGCATTAAATCAACATGTGGAGTTAGCGGACTGTATGTAACAAGAAACCGCTCTTTTGAACACAATGGACACAAACCAAACGCGTTGTTCTTATTATCAAGAATATTTGATGTTGAACCAACAGGAACAGAAAGTTCAAGCGTTTGTGAACGCATTGAGATTAAGAATAATAGTTGGGTTGGAACAGTTGGCGCGGTATTCATTGACCCAGGAACATTCACAGGAACAATAGGTAAAGTTATAGTAAGTAATAATAACTTTAAGGGAGTGAGAGGTGCGGGAGAGGGTATAGACATTAGAAACTGCCCGGCAATTGTAACTAATAACTATTTACAAAGCAATGCAGAGGGAGTTGGAATAAGGGGTAGCAAACAGGCATATATCTTTAATAATATTATTGAAGATTGCGACGCGGGATTATATACCGCACTTGCCACATTGTTCGACCAATCATATAACTATTTTGATGGTGTATTAATACCATAAAAAGGAGAATGAGCGATGAAAGAAAAAGAGATATTTGAACAGTTTTTAAGTGTATCGGGAATATCAAAAGAGGATGTTTGTGATTACAGATTTTGCACCAAATTCTATACAGGAATTTATATTCCTAATTCAATCATGATTCAGTTAAAAAGAGAAAAGTATGAAGAAAACCACATCATATATACAGCGTATGATATTAACGCTACAGTAGATGAACTTGCTAAAGCGGTGGGAAATAAAACTCAATTTGAGCAAGGCTTTAATTCTGCTCTTAATGAGGTTAGGAACTATGGAAAAACCGTAGAGCATATTAGTGTAAACTAAAATTTAGTGATGAAATACCACCACTAAATCCGTATACCCTACATTGATAAAGAAGAGGTTAAGACAATTGATAATGCAACAAAAGTGCAATTTGTTGAGGGCATGAAAGTGTTAATTGAAAGTGACACAACAAACACTATGATAATGTTTAATAAGGTTGTTGATATCACACATTC